ATGATTCAGGATTTCCCATCGGACGACCCGCCCCCCGTCGATCTTCTGGAAGCGACAGAAGACCTGTACCGGCAGGCGGCAGAAGATCTGGTTCTGGCGCAGCGCAAGCTTCGGCAGGGGTCGGTGGATGAGGTGAAGGCTGCGGCACAGGCGGTGAAGGACCTGAAGGCCGCCTTCCAGTTGGTAATGGATGAAAGGACGCGCATTGAAAAACTCCGCAAGCAGGTTGCCGGGGTCGTCCACGACTATGCAATCGACTTTGACGCGGCGCGAGCTGAGATCGGGCGCCGGCTGGCTTGCCTCCGCGACGCCGGAGGCGGTGACTGAGTTTCTGACCGGACTGGATGAAAACGCCTTGCTGGCCTTGCCCTGGATGTTCGAGTTCTGGGCCTTTACGCATCAGCTGCCGCCCGACGGCGCCTGGAAGACCTGGGTTGTCATGGGCGGCCGCGGTGCGGGCAAGACCCGGGCGGGGTCCGAATGGGTCCGCTCTGAGGTGGAAGGGCCGCGCCCGCTGGACCCGGGCCGGGCTAAACGGGTGGCCCTTGTCGGCGAGACGGTGGATCAGGTCCGTGAGGTGATGATCTTTGGCGACAGTGGGATCCTTGCCTGTTCGCCGCCCGACCGCCGTCCGGAGTGGGAGGCCACCCGCAGGCGGCTGGTCTGGCCCAATGGTGCCGTGGCGCAGGTGTATTCGGCGCATGATCCTGACAGCTTGCGCGGACCTCAGTTCGACGCGGCCTGGGCAGACGAGCTGGCGAAATGGAAGAAGGCTGGCGAAACCTGGGACATGCTGCAGTTTGCGCTGCGATTGGGGAGCAATCCGCGACAGGTCGTCACCACGACGCCGCGCAATGTTGAGGTGTTGAAGGCGGTGCTGAAGAATCCGTCGACGGTGCTGACCCATGCACCGACCGAGGCGAACCGGGCCTATCTGGCCGCAAGCTTTCTGGAAGAGATTCGCAGCCGCTATTCCGGAACCTGGATGGGGCGGCAGGAGCTGGACGGTATTCTGCTGGAAGAGGTCGAGGGTGCGCTTTGGACGGCCGGGCAGCTTGAAGCGCTGCGGCTGGGCGAGGAACCGCCGCTGAACCGGATCGTGGTTGCAGTTGACCCGCCGGTTTCAGGGCATCGCGGATCGGATGAATGCGGAATCGTGGTGGTGGGGGCGATCACCGAAGGGCCGCCGCAGAGCTGGCGCGCCGTGGTCCTGGAGGATGCCAGTGTGAGGGCGGCAACGCCGCAGGGCTGGGCGCAGGCCGCGATTGATGCGTTTAACCGCCACAATGCCGACCGGCTGGTGGCGGAAGTGAACCAGGGCGGGCAGCTGGTGGAAAGCGTGATCCGGCAGGTGGATGCGCTGATCCCCTATCGCGCGGTTCATGCGGTGCGGGACAAGGCCGCGCGGGCAGAGCCTGTGGCGGCGTTGTATGAACAGGGCCGAGTGCGGCACCTGAGGGGAATGGACGCGCTGGAAGACCAGATGTGCCGTTTCGCGCGGCAGGGCTACACCGGCAGCGGCAGCCCGGACCGGGTGGATGCGCTGGTCTGGGCGCTGACCGACCTGATGATTGAACCGGCCCGGGCCTGGCAAAGGCCCGGCATCCGCCCGCTTTAGCCGGGCGATTCCAGACCACCATCATGCGTTCGGGCTTTGGCCGCCGGGCCGGGGACGGAACAGCCATGTCTGAGGACAGAGGAGCAGGTTCGCAATGAAATTCGACTTTCTGTGGCGCGGGCGGGCGCAGGCGCCGGAACACAAGGCCTCGGCCACGGGCGCGCTTGTGACGTTCCGGGGCGGCGGCCGCGCGGTTTGGAGTCCGAGGGACACGGTTTCGCTGACGCGGACCGGTTTTCAAAGCAATCCGGTGGCCTTTCGCGCGGTGAAGCTGATTGCCGAAGCCGCGTCGGCGCTGCCGCTGATCCTGCAGGACCGCGACCGGCGCTATGAGACGCATCCCGTGCTGGAGCTGATCCGGCGACCGAATGCGGCACAGGGACGTGCCGATCTGTTCGAAGCGCTGTACGGGTTTCTGCTGCTGTCAGGCAACGGCTATCTGGAGGCTGTGCCGGGTGGAGCGGCCCTGCCGGGAGAGGTGCATGTGCTGCGGCCAGACCGAATGAGTCTGGTTCCGGGGGCGGATGGTTGGCCCGCTGCCTATGACTATGCCGTGGGCGGGCGGACGCACCGGTTTCCGATGTTGGGGGGGCCGCCGCCGATCTGTCACATCCGGTCGTTCCATCCGCAGGATGACCATTACGGCTTTTCGCCATTGCAGGCGGCGGGCGTGGCATTGGATGTGCACAATTCCGCATCGGCCTGGTCAAAGGCGCTGCTCGACAATGCCGCCCGGCCTTCAGGCGCAATTGTCTACCGGGGCGTGGACGGGCAGGGCAACCTGAGCGCCGATCAGTATGACCGGCTGGTGAGCGAGATGGAAAGCCATCATCAGGGCGCGCGCAATGCGGGCCGTCCGATGCTGCTGGAAGGGGGGCTGGACTGGAAGCCGATGGGCTTTTCGCCGTCTGACATGGAGTTCCAGCAAACCAAAGAAGCGGCGGCGCGCGAAATTGCAATGGCTTTCGGAATTCCACCGATGCTGTTGGGGATACCGGGTGAGGCGACCTATGCCAATTACCAGGAGGCTCATCGCGCCTTCTACCGGCTGACGGTACTGCCGCTTGCAGGCAAGGTGACGGCCGCGATTTCACACTGGCTGTCGACCTTTACCGGGGAAGAGGTGGAGTTGCGCCCCGATCCCGATCAGGTGCCGGCCCTGGCTGCAGAGCGCGACCAGCACTGGGCGCGCGTCGGGGCAGCGGATTTCCTGAGCCCGGCAGAAAAGCGGGCCGCCCTGGGCCTGCCGCCGCTGGCGGAGGGCTGAGCATGCGGGACGCGGGCGGGGGATCACGGTTTCTGTATGACAGCTTTGACGCGGCTGCCGCGAAGATCGAGGCGAATGAGCGGGTGGCGCAGGAACGCTGGGCCGCGCTGGAGTTTCGCCTGGGCCAGATCGACGCGGCGCTGGAGCGGCTGGAAAAGCGCATCTGGGTAGGAGTTTTCGGCGTGGCCTGCTTTCTGCTGGCGCAGATGGCAGAGGCCGTGATTGCGGCAGCGATGAGGTAGCAGCGACATGGATGACAGGATACAGGCGGGCGCGCCGGAGCGAAAGTTCCATCGCCCGGAGGCCGGGATCACGGTGACTGACGGATCGCGGGTTGAAGGCTATGCCTCGATCTTCGGGCGGCGGGACCAGGGCGGGGATGTGGTGGGGCGCGGCGCTTATGCCGCATCGCTTGCGGCCCTGGCGGCATCGGGCCGACGGGTCAAGATGCTGTGGCAGCACGATCCGGCGCAGCCCATCGGGGTATGGGACGAGGTACGCGAGGATGCCACGGGCCTGTATGTCAAGGGGCGCATCCTGACGGATGTTGCGCGCGGGCAGGAGGCGGCTGCCCTGCTGGCGGCGGGCGCGATTGATGGGCTGTCCATCGGGTATCGCACGCTGCGGGCTGAACGGGACGCCAAGGGGCAGCGGCTGCTGCAGGAATTGGACCTTTGGGAAGTGTCTCTGGTGACCTTTCCCATGCTGGCCGAAGCGCGGGTTCAGGCGAAGGCCGACCCTGCCGCCGGGGCTGACTGGAGCGCGCTGGCGAAGCTGTTCGAGCAGGCGCGCCGCGATCTGGCCGCGCGCTGACGCGGCCTAAACACGGGGGACAAGATGAGTGAGACCAAAACCCGGCCCGCGGCACATCGCCCCGGAGCCGCTGGACCGGCTGAACAGGCGACCGAAGCGTTGTCTGGTTTTCTGCAGGAATTCAATGGCTTTCAAGCCGAAGTGACATCTGCGTTGCATCAACAGGAAGAGCGACTGACCATGCTTCAAGCCAAGACGATGACCTATGGGCGCCCGATACTTTCGACCGCTGTCGAAACCGAGGAGCCGCACAAGAAGGCCTTCAACGCCTATCTGCGCCACGGCGATGACGAGGCGCTGCGGGGCCTTGCCCTGGAAGGAAAGGCGCTGAGCACAGCCGTTGCGGGCGACGGCGGCTATCTGGTGGATCCGCGCACGGCGGATACGGTGAAATCGATGCTGGTTGCAACCGGGTCGATCCGGTCGATTGCCAGCGTTGTCACGGTCGACGCCTCGAACTTCGATGTGTTGATTGACCGGTCCGACGTGGGCACAGGATGGGTGACCGAGACCGGATCGGTCAGCGAGACGGCGACGCCGCTGATCGAGCGTATTTCGATCCGGCTGCACCAGCTTGCCGCAATGCCGAAGGCAAGTCAGCGGCTGCTGGATGACAGTGCCTTTGACGTGGAGGGCTGGCTGGCGGAAAAGATCGCCTCGCGCTTCATCCGGTCGGAATCGGCAGCTTTTGTGAACGGCGACGGGGCGGACAAGCCCAAGGGCATCCTGCTGCCGGCCAAGGTTCCGAATTCCGCTTGGACCTGGGGCAGCCTGGGCTATGTGGCCAGTGGTGCTGCTGCGGATTTCCCGACGACCAACGCCGTCGATTGCATCGTGAACCTCGTCTATGCTCTGGCGGCACCCTATCGGGCCAAGGCGACCTTCGTGATGAATTCCAAGACGGCGGGGGCCGTGCGGAAGATGAAGGACGCCGATGGCCGGTTCATGTGGGCTGACGGGCTGGCTGTGGCCGAACCGCCGCGCCTGATGGGCTATCCGGTGCTGATCTGCGAGGACATGCCTGACATTGCCGCCAATGCGCATGCGATTGCCTTTGGCGACTTTGCCGCCGGCTACACAATTGCGGAACGGACAGACCTGCGCATCTTGCGCGATCCGTTCTCGGCCAAGCCGCATGTGCTGTTCTATGCGACCAAGCGCGTGGGGGGCGACATCAGCGACTATGCGGCGATCAAGCTGCTGAAGTTCGCCCTGACCTGACGTCGGACTGGCGCGCCGCCCCTGCACAGGGGCGGCAACCGGTGCGCGGGCGTTGGCTTTCGCCGGGCGGGGGCTGTCTTGCGCACTGAAGCTTTGGCCTTTCGGGAAGCGGAGATGACCCAAATGTTGAACGAGGACACGGCCATTCCGGTCGCGGCTTTGCCGATCGGGGCGATGCGGGACCATTTGCGACTGGGCACCGGCTTTGCCGAGGAGGGATTGCAGGACGGGTTGATCGAAGCCTATCTGCGGGCCGCAATAGCGGTGATCGAGGGGCGGACCGGCAAGGCCCTGTTGCAGCGCGTGTTCCGCTGGGTGTTGGACGACTGGCGTGATCCGGCGGCACAGGCGCTGCCGGTGGCTCCGGTGCGCAGCATTGCTTCGGTCACGCTGAGGGATGGTGCGGGCGGATCAACCGTGCTGGACGCTGGCATCTACCGGGTGATCGCCGATCTGCACCGCCCGCGCCTTGCGCCGACGGGGCAGTTGCTGCCGTCGGTGCCGGGCGGCGGTCAGGTTGAGGTGGTGTTCACGGCAGGGTTTGGGACGGTGTGGAGCGATGTTCCGGCGGACCTGCGGCAGGCGGTGCTGATGCTGGCCGCCGATCTGTACGAGCGGCGCGACGAGATGGGCCTGCGCGAACAGGGCCTGCCCTTTGCCATTCTGTCGCTGATCGAGCGCTGGCGGACGGTGCGGGTTCTGGGCGGGGGTACGGCATGACCCGGGTTTCCCTGTCTCGCCCGCTGGTTCTGGAGGTGTTGCGCACCCGGCCGGACGGGTCGGGTGGCCATGAAGAGCAGTGGCAGGCGCTGGGAACGCTGTGGGCCGAGGTGACGGCAGGCACGGGGCGCGACGCGCCAGTCGAAGAGTTCACCCGGGCATCGGTGACCTACCGGATCACGGTGCGCGGAGCGCCGGTCGGGGCCGAGCAACGCCCACTCCCGGACCAGCGGTTTCGCGACGGATCGCGGCTGTTCCGCATTCTGGCCGTTGCCGAGCGGGATGCGGCGGGGCGGTATCTGCTGTGCTTTGCCCGGGAAGAGGGGACGCCATGAGCTATGGACAGGCTGCGGCCCTGCAGGCCGCCGTGTATCAGCACCTGACCGCCCTGCCGGCTCTGGCCGGGGTTGCGGTGGTGGATGCGATTCCCAACGGGCAGAGCCCCGGGACGTTCGTGCTGATCGGGACCGAAGAGGTGCGGGATCTGTCCGATGCCAGCGGGTCCGGGGCCGAACACCGGTTCGCAGTCAGCGTGATCAGCGAAGCGGCGGGGTTCCACGCGGCCAAGGCCCTGGCGGTGGCGATTTCAGACGCGCTGAACGATGCGTCCCTAACGCTGAGCCGGGGCCGGTTGGTGGGCATGTGGTTTCAGCGCGCAACGGCCCGCAGGCGCGACGATGGCCGCGTGCGGCGCATCGACATGACTTTCCGTGCCCGTGTCGAGGACTGAGGGCGCGCGGGACGGAAAATGAAACATCTGAGGGGAGCGGTGGAATGCCTGTTCAGAACGGCAAGGACCTTTTGATCAAGATCGACCTGTCGGGGTCGGGGCAGTTCGAGACGGTGGCGGGTTTGCGCGCCACGCGGATCAGCCTGAATGCGGAAACGGTGGATGTGACCAGTCTGGACAGTCCCGATGGCTGGCGCGAACTGCTGGCGGGGGCTGGCGTGAAATCGGCGTCGATCAGTGGATCCGGGGTGTTCCGCGACGAGCAGACCGATGCCCGCGCCCGGCAGGTGTTCTTTGCGGGCGGAATGCCCGCCTTTCAGGTGATCGTGCCAGATTTCGGGACGATCCAGGGGCCGTTCCAGATCACGGCGCTGGAGTATGCAGGCACCTTTGACGGCGAAGCGACTTACGAGCTGACCTTGGCCTCGGCGGGGCTTTTGACCTTCGTGGCGCTGTGATGGCGAACCCCTGGGCCGGAGAGGTGACCGTCACGCTGAATGGCCAGGCGTATGTGGCGCGCCTGACCCTGGGGGCGCTGGCCGAGCTTGAGGCCGCGATGGAGACGGGCAGCCTGGTGGATCTGGTGGAACGGTTTGAGCAGGGGCGGTTCACAACGCGGGATGTGATGGCGCTGATCGTGGCGGGCCTGCGGGGCGGTGGCTGGCGCGGCACGGCAGAGGACCTGCGCACGGCAGAGATCGCCGGTGGCCTTGGCGGTGCGGCGCGGTTGGCGGCCGAGTTGCTGGCGCGTGCCTTTGCGCCACCAGCCCACCCGTCCCGGTCATGACCCGCATCGATTGGCCCGGCTTGATGCGGGTTGGGATCGGCCAGCTTGGATTGGCACCAGAGGTGTTCTGGCGCCTAACCCCGGCGGAGTTGCACATGCTGACCGGGCTGGATCAGTCGGGGCCAGTGCCGTTCAGCCGGGCGCGACTTGACGCGCTGGTGCAGGCCTTTCCGGACAGGATGAAGGGAGACGTTGATGATCGAGATCGACACTTTGTCAGACAAGATTTCGGCACTTGAGACAGCCTGTGCGACGACTGCAGGCAGTATCGGGGGCCTGAGCAGCGAGCTTGGGAAGATGCAGGGCGGGATCGCCCAGGCGGGGCGCGACGTGACGGTGCTGTCGAGCGGGATCGGCACCGGGTTGCGGCGCGCCTTCGACGGGCTGGTCTTTGACGGTGCCAAACTGTCGGACGTGCTGAAGGGCATCGGTCAATCCCTGTCTGACACTGTCTACCGGATGGCGACCCGGCCTGTGACCGACGCGTTGAGCGGCCTTCTGGCCCAGGGTGCCGGCGGGTTGATGTCTGCGGTCACGCCTTTTGCCAAAGGGGGCGTCATCGCACAGGGCCGCGTCACGCCCTTTGCGCGCGGGGGCGTCGTGACGGGGCCAACCGCGTTTGCGATGCGTGGCGGGCAGGGGCTGATGGGTGAGGCGGGCCCGGAAGCCATTCTGCCGCTGTCACGGGGTCCCGATGGACGCCTGGGCGTGCAGAGCGCCGGGGGGAGCGGCCGGGGCATGTCGGTGGTGATGAATGTCTCGACACCGGATGTGCAGGGATTCCAGCGCAGTCAGGCACAGATCGCGGCGCAAGTGAACCGGGTGCTGGCGCGCGGCCAGCGGAACAGATGAGGGCACGGCATGGGATTTCACGAAGTGCGGTTTCCGGCGAACCTGAGTTTCGGATCATCCGGAGGACCGGAGCGACGCACCGAGATTGTGGCGCTGACCAACGGGTTTGAAGAACGCAGCACGCCCTGGGAACATTCGCGTCGCCGCTATGATGCCGGACTGGGGATGCGCAGCCTGGATGACCTGGGCGAGGTCATCGCCTTCTTCGAGGCGCGGCGCGGTCAATTGCACGGCTTTCGCTGGAAGGACTGGGCGGATTTCAAGTCATCTGCGTCTTCAAAACCGGTTACCCCGCAGGATCAATTCATCGGACAGGGGGACGGGGTGCAGACAACCTTCAGGTTAAGCAAGACATATGTTTCCGGGGTGGGAACCTATCAGCGCCCGATTGCAAAGCCGGTGCCTGGAACGGTGCGCGTGGCGATTGGCGGCGTTGAAAAGACAATCAACACGGACTGGACGCTGTCAGCAGTGACAGGGACCGTGAGCTTTGCCGTGGCACCGGCATTGGGTGCCGTCCTTTCGGCCGGGTTCGAATTTGATGTCCCGGTGCGGTTTGACACGGACCGCATCCAGACCTCGATCGATGCGTTTCAGGCCGGAGACGTGCCCGCAGTGCCGGTGGTGGAGCTGCGCGTCTGATGGCGGGGCGCGAGGATCTTCTGGCCCATCTTGCCGGGGGCGTCACAACGCTGTGCCGGGCCTGGGCGGTGCAACGCAAGGACGGGACGCTGCTGGGATTCACCGATCACGACCGCGACCTGGGGTTCGACGGGATTGTCTTTCGGGCCGGAACCGGCATGACGGCGCGGGCCTTGGTGCAGACGACTGGTCTGGCCGTTGATAACTCGGAAGCTGTCGGCGCGTTGAGCAGCGATGCTGTGACCGAGGCTGATCTGATCGCGGGGCGCTATGACGGCGCTGAGGTTCGCTGCTGGCTGGTCAACTGGACCGATGTTGCGCAGCGCCTGCTGCAGTTTCGCGGGTCTTTGGGTGAGATCGTTCGGTCCGGAGGGGCCTTCCGTGCCGAACTGCGCGGTCTTACGGAAGAGATGAATCAGCCGCAGGGCAGGGTCTATCAGCGCGATTGCGCGGCCATTCTGGGCGATGCTCGGTGTGGCTTTGATCTGAGCCGTCCGGGGTTTTCGGTCGAGGTTGCCATTGAGACGCTGTCAGAGGGTCGCGTCTTTGGGGTTTCGGGCTTGTCGGGCTTTGCAGCGGGCTGGTTTGAGAAGGGCCGGGCGCAACTGTTGGACGGAAAGGCGCGAGGGGTCATCGGCCTGATCAAGTTCGACCGGGTCGACGGCAATCGGCGCGTTTTCGAGTTGTGGAACCGCATCGGGCCGGAGGTGGTGTCAGGTGACCGACTGCGGCTGGAAGCGGGATGCGACCGACGCGCAGCAACCTGCCAGGTCAAATTCGGCAATTTCAGTAATTTTCGGGGGTTTCCGCATATTCCTGGTGAAGATTGGCTTTTGTCCTATCCCACGGACTCTGGCCCCAATGACGGGGGAAAACTGCAGTGACGTCACAGCATGCGGTCCGGGTGGTGGATGTGGCCCGCACCTGGATAGGAACGCCCTACCGCCACCAGGGCTGTGTTCCCGGGGCGGGTGCCGATTGCCTTGGCCTGTTGCGGGGCATCTGGCGGGACCTTTACGGAGCCGAGCCGGAACCTGTACCGGCCTACACGGCAGACTGGGCGGAACCCAGCGGGCGGGAAGCCTTGTGGGACGCGGCGCGGCGGTGGCTTGTCCCCTGTCGCGACGGAGCGGACAGCCCAGGGGATGTGCTGCTTTTTCGGATGCGCGACGGGGGTATCGCGAAACACCTGGGGATTGCCGCCGAGGTTGGGGCAACCGCCAGTTTCATCCACGCCTATTCCGGACATGGCGTTGTGGAAAGCCCGCTGTCACAGCCCTGGGCGCGCCGGATCGTCGCCCGATTCACATTTCCTGAAAGAGAGGTCTGAATGGCGACGATCGTTCTATCGGCTGTCGGAGCGGCGATCGGAGGCGGTTTTGGCGGCACGGTGCTGGGCCTTTCGGGGGCGGTCATTGGCCGGGCTGTCGGAGCGACGCTTGGCCGTGTCATCGACCAGCGGCTGATGGGTTCAGGGTCCTCGGTGGTTGAAGTGGGGCGGGTCGAGCGTATCCGGGTGATGGGAGCCAGCGAAGGCACGGCCATCGGCCAGGTTTTTGGCCGGATGCGGGTGTCGGGGCAGGTGATCTGGGCGACGCGGTTCAAGGAAACGGTTACGACGACGCAGCAGGAGAGCCGGGGTGGCAAGGGCGCGAAACCGAAATCGTCGGTTGTGACCGAGACCTATTCCTATTCGGTCAGTCTTGCGGTGGCGCTTTGCGAGGGAGAGATCCTGCGCGTTGGCCGGATCTGGGCCGATGGCAATGAGGTTTTGCGCGACAGACTGACGATGCGCGTTTATGCGGGGAGCGAGGGCCAGCTGCCCGATGCAAAGATCGCTGCTGTCGAAGGGGCGGGACTGGCACCGGCCTATCGCGGCATAGCCTATGTGGTGTTCGAGGATCTGGACCTGACCGCCTTCGGCAACCGGGTGCCACAGTTTTCCTTCGAAGTCGTGCGCCGCGCGCAGGGTGCCGTTGCCCGGACAATGACCGACATTGCGGGCAGTGTGCGGGCCGTGGCCCTGATCCCGGGGACCGGAGAGTATTCGCTGGCAACGAGCCGCGTTCACTATGACGACGGACCGGGCCTGCAGCGCGCCGCCAACCTGCATTCGCCATCGGGGCAGACCGACTTTGTCGCGTCCTTGACACAGTTGCGTCAGGAGTTGCCCCGCTGTGGGGCGGTCTCGCTGGTGGTGTCCTGGTTTGGCGATGATCTGCGCTGCGGCAGTTGTTCGGTGCGTCCCAAAGTCGAGCAGAAGACGACAGAGGGGACAATGCCCTGGCAGGCTGGCGGAATTGGCCGGGGGGCCGCAGGGCAGATTGCCAGCCTTGATGGTCGGCCCGTTTACGGTGGCACGCCGACCGACCAATCCGTGATCGAGGCGATCCGCGCCCTGCGGGCCGAAGGGCAGCAGGTGATGTTCTATCCCTTTTTGCTGATGGAACAGATGGCAGGGAATGCGCTGCCCAACCCCTGGACGGGTGCTGTCGGACAGCCAGTGTTGCCTTGGCGCGGACGCATCACGCTGTCAGTGGCCCCGGGTCGGCCCGGCTCGCCCGACCGGACGGCTGCGGCATCTGCCGAAGTTGCCACCTTTTTTGGAGCGGCGCAGCCTGGCCATTTTGCGCGGAGTGGCGAGTCTGTAACTTACCTGGGTCCACAGTCCTGGGGGTACCGGCGCTTTGTGTTGCACTATGCACATCTTTGCGCGGCTGCGGGCGGCGTTGAGGCCTTCTGCGTCGGATCCGAGTTGCGGGCGCTGACGCAGATCCGGGGTGCCGGCGACAGTTTCCCTGCCGTTGTAGCGCTGCGCCAGCTTGCGGCGGATGTGAGGAGTATTCTGGGCCCGGGCGTGAAGCTGAGTTACGCCGCCGACTGGTCCGAGTATTTCGGCTACCATGATGCATCTGGAAATGTTCAGTTCCACCTTGATCCGCTTTGGGCCGATCCGAACATCGATTTCATCGGCATCGACAATTACATGCCGGTCTCTGACTGGCGCAACGGCGAAGACCATGCCGATGCCGCATGGGATTCGATCTACAATCTTGACTATCTCAAGACGAATATCGCCGGGGGCGAACGGTTTGATTGGTACTATGCCTCGGAGGCGGATGCGGCGGCGCAGGTCCGGACACCGATCCAGGACGGTCAGCATGGCGAGCCTTGGGTGTTTCGCCCAAAAGACCTGAAAAGCTGGTGG